AAGAATTTAAAGTTAAAATACAAAGAAGGATAAATCAATTTTTTGCTATTTCTAACTGGGAATTTGGCGAACAATTAAAAGAAATTGATATTACGAAAGTTCTTTCTGATTTGAAGGAAATTACGAATATAGACATTACATTTACTACAGACGATCCAAATAATGGTGGAAATATTGTACTCGCAAGATTTTTTGAAATCATTCGTCCAGATGTAACAACAATTGGGTTTACATTTGAATAAGGAGTTGTGGTGCCAGTAGAATTAGATCAAAATCCGAAAATTACTGATGATGTAAGATTTTTACTGCAAACACCAGATGCAGATGGTTGTTTTTTAACATTTCCTTACAAAATTGATAATATCACAATTTATTATGTTGAAAGAAACTTTTCAAGTGGAAATCAAAATGAATATGCTGATAAAACTTATGATCCTAAAAAATTAGTTTTAGCGGAATCAGCAGAAGTTAACGCATGTTTAAATCCAACTTCTGAAAACATATCAATAGCTAAAAAATTAAGATTAGATGCAGAACAAACTGTAACAAATAATTCTTTTTACTTTGATCAAGCCAATCCTGTAAAAATAGTAGGAATTCCAACCAATCCAGCTTGGTTGACAGGCAAGCAAATTACAGGAATTAGCACTACTAATCCATCAATTATTACCTCTCCTTCTCATGGTCTTAATACAGGAGACAAGATTTTAATTTATGGTTCAAATTCTGTCCCTGCAATAGATGATGAATATGTAATAACCTACATATCAGCTAACACTTTCTCAATTCCTTTTAATCTTAATGATATTTCATATACAGCAGGAACAAGTGGTATTTGGTTTACTCAACAACAAAATGTAGATAACATACTAACTCCAATTGTTATTGACAATAAAACTACGATAGGAACATTCGAGTATATTTGGAGTCCTTTGGGTTGCAGAGAAGGAGATTATTTTATTTGTTGGACTTGGACGCCTTTAATTGGAGGGACAAGTTTATCATCACATATAAGATTTTCTCTTGCTGGAAACACTCAAGTCACAACAAGTATACCAACACATTTTACTAATCCTGAAAAATATAAAACATTGCTTGAAAAGTATACGCCTGAAATGTTCAAGACAATGATTTCCGACAAAGATTTAACACCAATAGTTTTGAATAATTTCAATCAAGCAGTTGCGATGGGATTCACAACTCTTGAAAATCTTGCCAATCAAATTGTTGACTTACAAGATGCTAATTCATTACACGAAGCTTTACTTCCATATCTTGCTAATTTATTTAACTTGAAATTAAAAACAGCAGATCCAACTAAATGGCGTGGTCAAATAAAACGTGCTATACCTTTATTTAAAACCAAAGGAACAAGGAAATCACTTGAAGAATCATTCTTTCAAGCTGGAATGAGACTCGTAAGTTATAAGCAACTTTGGCAAGTAATTTCAAAATACACTTGGCAAGAATCTTTTTTATACGAAAATTTAAGTTTTGATTTTATTTTAGAAAAAACACTGATAACTCCTTTGGATAATGATAATTTTGAACTTTACATTAGACCAGTCAATAGTGATTTTTACACAACATTAACATCTGATTATGTAACATTTTCAACTGTTGATGGCGTAACAACAATGACATGGGTTGGAGACACTCTTCTTGTTGATCCAATTGTTTTGGTTGCTGGAGACATTATAAGAGTTTTATATCAGTATCAGACAATTCCTTCGCCAACAGAACAATCACTTGAAGATTACGTTCGACTTTTACCATTAATTGATAATAGAGATGAAGTAAATCAAACCTATCCTCTTAAAAATTGGAATGTTCGTGGGATAGAGCCAGATGATGTTTTGTTCAACTTGATTATACCATCTAGACATCCTTATCATGATTTTATTGTTTATGGTAAAGTAAGAACAGAATTTCCATATAGTGAAAATATTTACAATATGGAAGAATATAATGGCAGTATTCGCAATTCCAAAGCACCATGTGATATTGATAAAAACTTTGTCGATACATGTTTTTCTTGCATTAGTAGCAGTTATAACATTGATGTCGAAATAGAAAACATATCAGATGATAGAATTAGAGAGTTTCATGAAGTTATAAGGGAATTTGTTCCATTTCATGCTGTCCTAAACACAGTTAGGTTTTATGGAGGTCTACAAGAGTTTATTACATCACCAATTGAAAATATTGAAGTTTTAATTAAACATAGTATTAATCAATATTGTATTTCAGGTGAAGGACAAGTGTACTTTAATAGAACAATGAAGGGAAGCAATTTAAATAATTTATCAAATAGCAATTGTGTTTTCAGAGATGAATTGGCGGATAAGACACAAATAGTTAATTCCGTTTCAGGAACTGCTTATAATAGCGACATTGTAGTTTATTGTCCTTCTGCCAAATTGACTAATCGTGGAATGAGAAATGATGGGAGCGCCATCATGGAAATTCTTAGCGGATCATATATTGGATCATATCTTATCGATAGAGTAGAAGACAATATCGTACATTTTACAACATCGCCAACTGAACCTATTGATGAGTGTAATAATTTATTTGCATATGATGGAACACAAAGCACTTGCTCTTTTGCTTTTAGGATTATCAATCCTGTAATTGATAATTTTAATTATGGTTCGCTTTGTGAAATTTATCAAGATGATTATGTTGTTTTTACAGATTCAGATAAAGATTTTGCCGATCTTGGCGTTGAGTCACAATTTGATGTTAATCAGGGAACATCAGTTTCGGCGTGGGAGATTCAAATACCAGCTTATAGTATGACTAATTATACTATTTTGAATATTGATCCAAATGGTAAATTAATTTTATCATATGATGGTACAATGCCAACATCTTCTGTTAGTGGTTTAACTTATACAATTTATAATGGATTGACAGCAGTGGCTACGGGAACAATTGGTGTTTTAACTGTTACAAACAGAGGAAGAACAATTGTAAATAATCCAGATTTATTGCCAATTAGTAGTATGATCAGAGGGTCAAATTTTTATCAGAAAATTTCTTCAGTTGATTATCAAATTACAAGTCTTGTAACTGGAACAGATGATCAGTTTTATATTTCTGGTTATATTGGCGGCACAATTGTTGGAACAAATTTATTGGTAAATCAAAGACTTATTGAAGATGTTGTTGGCTACATGACACATCGTGGATTAAATGTTGAAATTTCTGGTGTTGATTACGAAACAAATTTTGGAATTCAAAACGGTGCCAATACTATACTACCTTATACAGATCCAATCATAAATAATTTTAAAGAAAATTATATTGTTCAGGTGAATGGTGAAGATTATTGGATTGCAGATATTGATGGAAATGATCCTATTGGCAGCACAACAATTAAACTATATGGTAGAGATTCTTATTGGACAACATATTCTAATGGCGGAACGCCTGCTACTGTAAGCATATATAAATATGAAAGTAAAGGTGCTACTATTAAAGGGCCATATCCAAATCAGCCAGAACATACTTTTGAAAATATAAATAGGAACGGAAGTCCTTTTGTTACTGGAACAGAAGAATCATTGGATACAGTGGTTACATCGTTGTCTAATAAAAATGATTCTATGCTAAATGAATTAATTAAACACAACGAGGTGATATCTTATAGAATTGAATATTCAAATGGATCGAAAGAAGAAGGAAAAATATGACAGACATCAGTACTAAAATTAAAACCCGTGGTGATGTTCAAATGATCATCAACTATACTTCGGGAGAACAAAAAATCATTGAGTTTAAAAATACCGTTTTAGTCGGTGGCCGTGAGGCTTTGGCTGCTTCTTTGGCAAACAAATTTACAGGTAACTACCAATATTACATTAATCGTATGATTTTTGGTACGGGAGGCACTGCTGGCGGCAATCTTAAATATGTTAATGCCAGTAGAAATGGTTTGTTTTCAGGATCTCCAGTTTCAGTAAAGCCAGTAATTTCGGCTCTAGATCCTGAGATTCCTTCTCAAGTTACTTTAACATCAGTACTTACAACTAGCGATGCTGTTGGAGAAACTTTGAATGAAATGGCCTTACAAATGGCCAATGGTGATCTTTACAGCATGGTTTCTTTTCCAGATTTGACCAAAACGAGTGAAATGAGCATTATTTGGAATTGGACTTTGAGTTTTATTTAAATAATTGAGGAGAAAAAATGCCGGACCTTAATAGCCTTCCAGTTCCACAATATCAAAGCAATCAGCCTTATCATTGGGAATATGACAATCTGCCTTTAAAGACACTGGCAGATCGTGATGAATTGATTAATGGTGTAGTTAATGTACACCAAGAAATTCTTAGAAATTGTTCAGGTACTGTTGGCACACTTGCCAATAGATTAAATCAATCAATTCAAGAAGATGGCAATTTAAGTTCTGTTGCTGTTGACGAATCTTTACATAATATTGCTGAACATACAGATGGAGCAAAAACAATCAGTGCAGGCGATTTATTGACCTATCAGGAGCTTGGATACCCTTTGATATCCAATCCTGTTCCTTTTGTCAGAATGCTTGAAGCTGAAAGAAATAAGCTGGCCATTATTGCCGATGAATCAACCAAATTAACCATTGATGTTAACACACCATCGTTGATTCTTACATTTGGTGATGGATCAATTGATTCGTTGAATCTTATTGAATCAAGTTCAATACAATGGACATTTGAAGCGCCAAATTCTGTAAAGCCAGAAATAAAGTTTTCTTTAGAATATGCACATAGACATTATTATGATCTTGAACCCATTACTAGTAATTATTTAAACTATTCTGTTACAGGGGCATCAACTCCTTACATCGAAGACAGTCTTCGTGTTTTCATTAATGGCATTAGAATTAATTCTGAATATGATGTTTATGTTCCTAACCAACAAGTAACTGTATGGACGGCAAACAAGTTTACTCCTAATCATTTATTAGGTACATTTGCTTTATCAACAGCAATTAGTTACAATGACATAATTAGGATTGATTTTGATGTCAGTGTCACATGAGGATAAAAAATGAGTAAATTTTTGAACTGGATCAAAAATAAAGATGCCATTCTTTACGAGTCCATTTCTCAAGATGAATTCGGCACTGAAAATAATGAAGGAAAATTAGAACTAGTTGTTTTAATTGGTCCTCCTGCAATTGGTAAAAGCACTTATATTGCTCAAAAATTTGCGCCTCAAAATGTATTTGTCGTTAATAGAGATGATATTGTCAATGAAGTATCATCTTCTATGAGCATGACATATGATGATATGTTTGCTTATCCTCCGCCAGATGCATCTTTAAATGCTTCTGTACAAGGGATGGAGCAATATGGTGTTGTTAAAGAGGCTCCCAAATACATGAGATGGACAAAATATGTTTATGATAAAATTCAAAATGCCAATGATAGAATCAATGAAATTCTGAAGCAAAAATTCAAAGAAGCGATTGATTCTGGCAAGAATGTAGTTGTTGACATGACAAATATGACATATGATTCTAGAAAAAATTGTTTAAATTATGTAAAAAATAAAGATTATTTCAAAAGAGCGGTTGTTTTTACGATGCAAGATTCTGATTTAACAACATTATTTAATCGAATGAGATCTCGTAGTGAAAAAATAAAATCACAAGGCGGTAGTAAAACGATTGGCGAAGATATTGTCAACAGGATGATTTCTAGTTTTCAAAAGGTAAATCCAGATGAGGGATTTGATAAAGTTGACACAATAAATAGTTTTTCAATTTAATAATTTGAATATGAAGAATCGTTTCTCTTATTATTTTAAGAGAGGTGCTTCATCATTAAGAGTTTTACATTAAAATCTTTAAAAACATGCTTTGTGATTCTTGCGCCTGAAAATGCATTGAATATGATTAAAGTTACAATTAATTCTATTAATTATCACTATC